AAGGACGGCGACAAACACGAAGTAGTAAGAAATCGCGCTGCCAATCTTACCTTCAGGGTCGCTCATTTCCCCGCCTGCGCGAGGTGTAATGATATTGACTCTGAAAGCCTGCCTGTCATTTGGTTGACGGGCTGGAGTTCCAGGCCCGCGTCCAGCCAATGAGACAGCCCCAATAGCCCCGCGCCCTACAATGTAAGTCGCGTAGAGAACATTCGGTGCCGAGCCGGAAGTACCCACGTTAGTGGTTTCCAGAACCCTTGCGCCTTCAGCAGTACCAATTTCGGACTGCATGAAGTTGCCCGGGTCGGCATAACGCGTCACGTCAATAAAACCACCTGACGTGTTGTCAGCACGAATGTCGTGAACAATATAAGGGTGCGCAAGCATGGTGAATTTACCATTGTTGCGAGGACGAACATTGACACCCTTCAAAAGAGCGACGTTGGAACGAATATCCGCAAGCGACATACCCGCGCCCGAGAGCGGAGCCGTGTCATTTCCGGTATTGCTTTCCAATTCCACCCGAACCAGCGTATCTACAGTCAACCCTGCTCTATACCCCAATTCCGCAGCGGCATTAGCCGTAGAAGCGTCAATGGTGGTGTCAGAGTAGAGGGTCGAAAGGGTAATAAAGTCGCTGTATTCGGATACCGTCGCCGTAAAAACGGACGTAGACGGGGTAATACCTGTGCCTACCGTGCCCTCTGAAGAAGGCGTGGTATTTGCGACAAACAGGTTGTAGCGGAAGAACTGAATCGTGGTTCCATTCCGTTTTGGAATGTCGTCAGGATCCGTAACTTCCATGAACACCAACTGCTGCTTGAGATTATCAAGCGCCTGCCTCTTGTAAAAGGCTGCTGGTGCGTGTGCATACCCCGGCGACGTAGTAAGAGTACTTGCCGGTGTATAAGCCATGAGTATTTCTCCGATAAATTAACGAATAGACACACGACTACCGTATGTCTTCCAACGCCGTCACCGTTAGTTTCGGCAAACGCGCCGTTGTTACCGGCAAAATACCCACGTTTGTTACGCGGGGAGCCCGCTTGTTACGGACTATGAAACTAAATACACTATCCCCGAAAATAAGTCTACACAGGAATATCGAAGCCCTGCTTCCGTAGCGCTTCGTTCATTTCTTCTGTGGACATATTATCGAAATCCGCAGTCACCAACTCCTCAGAGGAACGTTGAGTGTCGGTAACAGGAACAGCACTGGAACCCCGAGACTGTGCTTTTTCCTCGGGCTCGTCCCTGGCCGGCTCCGCCACACCCTCTCTCACCAGTTGGTCCCATGCCGCCTGAACCGTGTAGGCGTCCATAGGGTGTCCGGCGGATTCGAGTTGGTTGATTCTATTCTGCATGAGCTGGACATTTTCAGGGGTGGGGTTGAAATCCTTCACCGTGTTCTGAAAACCGCTCACCGCCGTGCTCTGGTTGATAGTGCGCTTCAGGTCTGCCAATTCTTTGACACTATCCACCATATCGGCCAATTTTATGCCATATCGCTTTTCAATGGCCTTTTCTACCATTTCGGTAGGGTTTCCAGCGGCTGTTTTCCAGAAAGGCTGTAATTCAGCTTCAGTCCAGCCCCCGGTGGCCGAAATCTGCTGTTCTCGGGCCGCCTGTTGATTCTGTTGAAACTGTGAAAGTTGCTGGGTTTGGTTCTGAATCGTCTGGTCCCGCTGTCTCACCTGCTCTTCCCTGTCCTTCAGGGCGTTTACAGAGGCCTGGTGCGCTGCGGCTATCTTTTGAAATAATTCTTCCTGAGTCGATGCTTCGTAAGTCTGGACTGTCCCGTTAGGTAGTCTCAGATCGTGTTTGAAGGTGTTGCCTTCGTCTGCCATTAGTCCTCCTAATATGAGAAATCGTTTTCGTCAATGTCTTCTAATGATTCCACGGCTATTTGCATGGCCGGGTCGGTGATATCGTCCTTGTTCTGGGACAATTCTATAAGAAGCGAGTCTTTTCTGGAAATATATCCGTCCATTCGGATCTGGATTTCGTTTATGAACCCCTGAATCATATTCCACCGTTGGACTACGCTTTTTACGATTTCGGGGGAAGCCTGGGCGGATTCATGGACTCTAACCTGTGCTTCGCCGCTCAAATACTGCAATTCTCTGAGCAGAATGCGCCAGCCGGCGCTGGAGCACATGGTTTCTACCGCGATACCTTCCTCATACGTTTCCTGTTCTGTCATTTTTTGGTGTAAATACGGCTTTCGCCCTTTCTATGGAAATTTGAGACTTTTCGGATTGCTCGCCTGTCAGCAGTTTCGCCGCTAAATCCTTCTCGAATTTGTCACCCTGGAGTTCGAGTTTGTTTTCAGTCTTTTGGTCTTCCAGTTGCGCTAAATCTCTCATTCTGGAATCCTGCAATGCCTGTTTTCCGCCGTCTGCCTGTTGCTGCTGTTGCTGCTGCCGAGCCTGCATTTCCTCTTGAGTCAGGGCGGTAATTAAATCCACCCTTTCGGCGTATCCGGAGGCCTTCAGCATAACCTCGGTAGCCCCTTGAATATTGGGTTTCAGGCCATTCAAGGCCAATTCTGCCACTAGAGCCGGATTCATTAGACTCTGTAGAATCTGTGGAAATACCTGCATAATCGCCATTTTTGAGGCCATTCGCGTCGAAGCGCGCATTTTGAAGTTCACTTCAGCCCCAAATACAGTGATTGGGTCTATTTCTTCCCCGTTTACCGAGTTAATAACCTGGTTGGGGTCGAGAAACAGCTTATTCATTTCGTGGATATCTCTCAGAATCGGCTGAAAGACCATTGTTTCCACGTTTTCAACGAAGTATTGAATCCTCGATAAACCCGCCTGAGCCTGCGCCCCGGCGCCAGTTGCAGTACGCGCCGCAGGATTATTTCCTGTCGCCACCCCTGAAGCTATCTGATCGTTGAGCCCGGTTATCTTCTGAGCCCGTAATTCGCTCGCCGTTTGCTCAATATAAGCCTGCTGGGTGGCCCCTTGAGGAAATAACCGTACCAAATGTTTAGTTGGGTCTTCGGCGCCCACCAACGCTCCGGGAACCTGTCGCATTTGGTGTTCTGGTACATTCATTCCCCTTCTGTGGACCGTGGGCGGGTGAATGGTGAGGGCTAATTCGTCTATCCTCGCGTTTACCAGGGCTTGCTGGAATCTCTGCTCCCCTTCCAGCACGTCTGTCATGGAAAGCCCGTAGAACCTGTCCAGCACGTTTGCGTAAACAATGTTGTAGTACGGGATAAAGCCCTGTGGATTGGGCATGTTGAGAAGCGGCCACAACTCTTCACCGTTTCTGATTAGCCAGACGCACCTGTCGCGGGTCCAATGCTTCAGAATTTCTACTCTCTGGCCGGCCGGGTCGTGAGTGTAGTCTTTTCTCGGGTCGTAACTGTTCTGTCTAGCTACTTCGTGGTGCTGTTTTGTGGTATCGGACTCGGCAATGCCCTTATGTTTGGACATTTGGAGCAGCATTTGCTTGCCGGGTACGTTGAAATCGTCCTTTCCCTGGAATGCGAGAACTTCGTCTATCGCCAGAAGAGAGCGTTTGACAACAAACCGTGCGTCCTGAACGTTAGGTGTTGGGCAATTCGGGTCAATGTAGAAATCCGCCAGAGAAACCCTCTTTACCCGTGGACGGTTGTCTATCTCTGTGACGGTTTTAGTGACGATACTACGGGCAATTTCGCCCGTAGGCACCATGACGGACTCACCGTTGAATCCGGTTATCCTGCGTTTCTTCTGTACCCACTTGGGGCGAGGTTTCTTCTTCTTTATTTCTCTATGCACCCATTCCAGCTCAAGTATCCCATTTCCGTAGGTGAGAGCGTCTTTACACGCCATTTGAGCTTCAGAGTGGAAATTGCATTGCTCCAGTTGAGCAACTATTACGTCTTGAGCAATCTGGGCGCTTTCTTTAGGAGTTCTAGGAAGGGCGAGGGCTTCAAACCATGGATCTGCTGAGAAAAGTGCCGACATGGCCCTTGGCAGGAAACTCTCAATCTGCTGGAATACCAGGAAAATTCCCAGGTTGCTTCTCGGGACCCTAGTACCGCGCCACGTCCTTTTCTGCTGCCACCCAAGATATAATTGGTCGGCGTTTCGCCACCTGTGATCGTGATTCTGGCTCCTGAACTGTTCCGCCTCTTTGAAGTCGTGGAAAGCAATTTTGGCGGCCAATGTATCCGCCATGAACTGATCTGGCGTTCTAATCTGTTGCTGTTCTTCGTCAGAGAGCGGTGTTTGTTCGATTAACGCCATTACACACCTAATTCGTCGTAGTGACTTGAGAGAGGCTGTTCTTCACCGCCCCACCGGGGTTCTCCGTACTCGTCAAAACCTTTGAACGGCGGTGGCTGATACCTTGAATACTTTTCCTGCGCTGGACGAGGAAGAATATCCGTCTCAAACCCCTGATTGTTCTGCGTCTGGTCCACCAGCGTATCCAAGATATCGTCATGTCGCCATTTTGGGAATCTTAATATCTCGTCTTCTATTTCTTTTCTATGAAGAAGAGACTCGTCAAACCTGATAATCGACTTCCTAAACCAGTACTTGAGAGAGTCTTTGATACGCTGCACCTTCGAGACGGTAGTGTCTCTTGGAAGGTAGTCTATAAGTAGCATTTGTCCGCGAATCGCCTGCTCCCGCTCCAGGGTAGAGCGTAGGCCTCTCGCGTGCGCGTCCTTCTCTATCTTGAAGTCAAGAATCCTGCTGTTATATCTTTTGTCGATATTGAGTAACAAATCCGCTACTTCGTCACCGTCGAAGTGTTCTCTATGTACCTCGAGCACGTACATGCGCCCGACTCTATCGAAACCACAGAGTGTGACAACTGTATAATCACCCTCGGATTGTCTATCCAGTCCAGCCAGGTCGACCGTGACGTGAAGTCTCAAGGTGGGTTTAATGGCTTCCATAATACGGGAAGGCACCCATAGCTTTTTGAGTTGGTCTCGCGTCGTTAACCCGGAGCCGTCTGGAATAGGCTCTAATTCGTATTGGTTAGCAAAGTCTTCCGGGCCCATTTCGTCACGGGTTTCTTCTAAATCCTGTACTGAAAACCTTTCAGGCCATATCGTTGCTGTTTTTTCCTTGTTTGCCCAACATGACTGTTGAGTAATCCTCCACTTCCTTTTGTCTTCTGGAAGTTCCAGTTGATTCTCAAGAAGCTCGGCGTGGTAGTCGGCGTAGCTGTAAATCGTACCCTCGATAGTTCTCCAACCCACTTGCGGTTTACCCTTCGAATCCTCGTGACGCTCCAATAGGGGAATACAGAAGACATAGTGGGAGCGGATTTCCTCTAACCCACCAGGTGTTTTCGCGTTGACCCTGTCGATAACGTCCGAGTGCTTGATTACCTCATAGTGGAATCCAGCGGCGACTGAGCCCACGGTATTTACTGAAACGGTAGGCTCTCTGAGCGTCAAGTCTGTCCTGTTGGGGACGGTGAACTTCTGGCTATTGCCAAGGACTTTGCCCGGTTTGCTGCAATAGTCCGGAAACAGGAACCTCATTCTGGGGTTCTGTTCGAATTGCATGGCTATCGAAGCCATAATCTCTTTTGCGAGATTTTCCGTAGCCGTCGTAATCAGGATTCTGACGTTAGGATAATTAAGAATCCATTGGATCGAGTGGGCAACTGACTGAATCGAGGTCTTCAAGTGCCCTCTGGCGGCTAACATTAAGTGCCTTCTAGGGCCCTGCAAATCCCATATGGAGACTTTCGGTTCCGAGTGGATTATCTTGAAATGGTTTGGGTCGAAGAGCTCGTTACAGCCTTTGAATTTCTGAACGTCGTCGAGTATGCAGCCGTGCGCGTGGTCGACGATATCTTCAAATCCGATAATGTTTTTACAGAGCCAGCGTAAGTCTGTCCTTGCGAGGTTTCTGAGACGCACCAACTGCCTCCCAAAGTGCCTTTTGTACTCTGGAGAAACGCGTTGAAGTGGAACGTCCTTGAATCTCACACACGGAATTCCTTACAACCGCACCCTGAGCAACCCGGAGGGGTTTGATCGGTGAGGTGAGAAAGCATGTTATGGCCACATTTGCACAAAGTATCGTGCAGGAGAGGGACAGGACTTTTAGTCGTCTGAGTCTTTTTCCCCTTTTTCACGACTTTCTTTTTAGTCGGCATTATCTTCCTCTGTGAGCAGATATTTTGCCGTTGCTGGATCGAACGCGTACTTGTCTAAGTCCGGATTTGCCAAGTCAATGAACGCCTGCAACCGCTCTTCGGCGTCTTTTGCTATCTGCTGTTTCTGTTGAAAATCCTGAGACAATAGTTGGCATATTTCTAATTCTCGTCCTTTTAGCTGTTTCACTGGTGTCCTTTTAGCATGAGCCGTGTGTTCATTATCGCTGCGCTTGTGTGGGTGCCTATTTTCAGGTATCTGAGAGCGATTCCGGTGTACTGCACGAACTGCGGGTGTTTCTTCTGAGTCAGGAATCTGGATATAAAATCCGACGCCACAGTCGAGCCAAACATGAGTACAGCCTGCCGAGCACGAGTCTGGCCCAGAACAGGGTTGAGTTCTTTGTAACCAAAATGCTCTATGGAAATCCTCGTAGAGGCGTAATCCGCAGCCGTTGCCCCATAGAGTGCAGCAAAGTTGCCCCACCCGCCGACGTAACGGGAAAGATCAATACTTTGCGCGGCACCGACTGCGGAAAACATGAAAAACAGCAGGACAGAAGCAATGCTAACTGATATTGACTTGTTCAACCGACGCATTGATTGCCTCTGTATCAGGCCGTGCGGCTTCGGCTCGTGCCTGAGCTACAACTGCACGAACTTCACGAATGATCCATGCTTTTAGAGTCATTCCTTTAGTGGCTTGGCACGCCGCCTCAGCCTCTCTCAAAAATGCCAATGGTACTGTAAATTTCACATCAGGCATTGTGTGTTCTCCTTAGTAGTAGGCCAGATAAACCGTTGCGCCGCCGACTTTGACCGGTATCCGGCCCGTTGCCGCGCCACCGCCGCTTGTCGGGTCAGTCGCGTCTGCGGGCAACTCGAAAACGTTGGTTCCATCGCCATCGAAACGATTCAGTCCGGCATCGGAAAAGATCGCATAATTGTTCGATCCTTCAGTCGGTGCGGTTCCGATAAGCAGGGTTGCCGCAGTAGTGACGGTATTGCCATTTAACGTAATGTTTGGTTCGTTTATTCGAAGCGAAGCAACAACGCCAGAAGTTCCAGTATTAATCGTAACTGCGGCTGGATTGACATGAAACCATGAGAAATCCTCATTCGCAGCATTCGTTAAAGCAGAACCCGCAAGGCGCATGTATGACGTTCCGGTGGCGTCTGGCACGTTTCCGAATCCAAACGCCCCAATTCCGCCAAACAACCCACCGTCCAACACAAAAGAATTCGCGTTTGTATCGGATTCTATACGAATGTCAACGTCGCCATGATCTTCATTGATAACCATATTCGAAGCATTTCCAGACAACACTCTCGTGCCGCCTGCGTAGATAGCAAAATCGTCGGCCTGTGTTTCAGTGATATAGGTGTTACCGCCCGCGCCACCGGAACCGTCGAGGTAAATCCTATTCGTGGCTGGAATAACAACGTCGCCCTGGAACGAGGTAGTTCCGCCACTTCCACTTGTCTGAATTGCGCCTAAAAGGCGTGTGATTCTGCGTGCCATTATTCAGAGAAGTCCGCGAATACCGCAAAAGTCGCAGTTCCGCCACCGGCATTGCCTACCGAATACGCAATCGCCCACTCATTGCCGAGATTTGCCGTCAGGACAGTTCCAGCGCTGAGGGAGCCGTTTACGGGCGTATGTTGAGCATTTCCAGCGGAAACTATCTCAATCGTTCTGCTTCCTACCGCCGTGAGTTGATCGAAAGCCGCAATGTCCTGCCATGTGGTATCGTCGGGCAGTTTCTTCTGAATCCAGACATTGACGGTGGAGGCGGTAATTGCGGTGCAGGTGAGAAATACCGAGGCTGCGCTGTAATCCCCTATACCTACCGTTGGAGTGGATTGATTGTTCCCCGTTGAACTCTGTGCCGTGCTTGCTTGCAGGGTGTGATTGTTTACATAACGTGCGCCTTTTGGCAAAGCGCCGGAATTCGGTGGGGGCATATCAAAAATCTCCTATGAAAACAACGCCATAAAACTTTTCCAGACTATCACAATCCAGATTTCTGCGGAAGAAAATGGACTGTAAGGATACTGAGCGAATCTTCGACGTTTGTGCCTCTTTCTGAAGTTTTCCCTTGCCTGCTCTTTTCCTGCGAAATTGTGTATCGGTCCAGGCCCGCCATACACCCATAACGAGGTAATTTGAGCCATTACAACTTCTCTCTGGCTATTCGAATTGCTTCGTCAATTACCTCTACGCCGACGTTTGGGTTTTTGAGTCTTACATTGGTAATGACTGTTTGGCGTTTCTTGGGTTTGTGTACGTCCAGGTCTTCCAATTGCTTAACCAGGGCGTCTACATTGAGCCTTTCTGCCTGATTTTTCTGTCTACGTGCGAAACCGGAGCGTCTTCTAGCAATGTCTTCTATTTCTACCAGCGCCTCTGTATGTTGCTTTTTCTTTGATAGCCAGAGGTATAAAACTACGGCATTTGTGACTAGAAGGACGGCTAGTACTATTACCAGGTAGATCATTCTTAAATGATAATGAATGTGTCGTCGTTACCGGGGGCTTCGGTGAGACTTGTGACTCTGAATCGCCCATTCGAGCCCTGTAACGAGTAATCCGTAATATCGGTAGCCTGTTCGTTCAGAACTCCCGAGGTAAACAGGATAATCCGCCCTATGTAGTGATCTGCTGTGGCTTCGGTAATGTCGTCCGCCTCGAACTGAGTTGTAGTTGGGGTGAACGAGGTGTTATCTACCGTTCCTGTGGGAGAAGCGCCCATTGTCAGGGCTAATCTAGCTGCGGCGGTGGCGCCTAGAGCGTCTGTGATCACTTTAATTGCGTCTACTACGGTGTCTACCGTGGCCAGGTTCGCTGCTGTTGATAGAGCCGCGTCACTGATTGCTGTATCCGCCTCAGTATTAACTTCAGCTTTCATGCTTGTAGACATGCCGCCCAAATCCGTCAGTCCGGCACCGGCAGCGCCAATCTCAGCGGTGTCCGTTTCTATATCGGTTTGCTTGTCACGAATGGCTTCAAGGGAGTCGGTCGTGTTGGCAAAGCCTGACCAGTCGCCGTCCGAGGCGGCCATTTTGGCGATAATGGAGTTATCTACCGGGTCGTCGCTCTCAGCGGCTGCAACAAGGTGATCAAGTTTGTACGTCACTATGGCATTGTCGACTTCAGTGTTTACCGAAGCCTTCTGAGTTGCGCTCAAGTCGATATCGTCGGTCGAGGCGATGTTCACGTCCATTGCGGCGGCTGACGCGAACATGGCATCGTAGACCGCCTCTTCAACCACGGTAAATTCCGCCTTAACCGGCAAACAAACCGAATCGTCCTGCACGACGATAGTCAAGTGTCCCACCGTTCCGCTGATACCGGACTGGAGTGTAAGGTGGTAGTACCCGTCTGCTGTCGTGATTGCTGCCCACGTGTACGCGCTGATATCAACAACGGTGCCGTTGTCATGGAGAATTGCTTCAGCTTCGTCAGCCGATGAAAGCGCAACGGCGGTTTCAGGTGTGAACCCATCGCCTACATCTACGAATGGTCCCAAAACAACCTTGTGGGTAGCACCTTGACGTATGAACATCATGAGGACATAGACCCCAGGTGGTGATTATAGTGATATGCAGCGATCGGGATCGACAGGCCGCCGGCCGCTGCTGGAAATCCCCACGGTGTTGGCTGCCAGAATGGATGGTTCAGCGGGACGTGGTCAATACTAGTTGCGCCTGTCACTGTCCCGTCAAACCCGCTGCCGCTTAGATCCTGAACAGTCGTCCCAGGTAGTCCATATTCACAAGCAATGATCGAGCCCGATCTAGGCCATCGATTCCGCCAAAGTGAAATGGCCTCAGAACGTGCCAGGGCCACGTGCAAGTGAAGACCACGACTCGCCAAAACGTGCTGGCCTTGCTCCTTCTCTGGCAAGCCCAGGCTTGACAC